GCTCAAGGTATACAAGGAAGACAAGGTACACAGGGATTACAAGGACAGACAGGTACGCAAGGTGCTCAAGGTACACAGGGATTACAAGGACCAATATCAGCACAAGGGGCTCAAGGTTTGCAAGGCAACGTTGGCGGACAAGGAATTCAAGGTTTGTCAGGAGCAGCTTCATCACAAGGTATGCAAGGTGTTCAGGGTATACAAGGATCACAAATAAATTTATTGTCAATTACTTCTTCAATAATTCCAAATTCAAACGTCGCATATGATTTAGGTAGTCCTACTTTAGCGTTTAGAGATTTATACTTAAGTGGAAACACACTTAACATTGGAAACTCATCAATAAGTGCAACAGGGAATACTATATCGTTGCCAGCAGGGTCAACCTTAGGTGGCGTTAATCCTGCTACTGTTTATTTGCTAGGTAATGTTAATGCAGTTGCTAATCTTCCAGTAAGCCCTACTCCAAATATCGGTGATGCGTATGTTGTTACGGAGTTTAATCCAGCACAATTATATACATACACAGGTGGCGGATATACAAGTTTAGGAAATTTTCAAGGTCCTCAGGGGTTTCAAGGTTTACAAGGTAGGCAAGGATTACAAGGTACATCCCAATCGGGATCACAGGGATTGCAGGGATTGCAGGGATCATTGGGTAGTCAAGGACTACAAGGTACATCACAATCAGGATCACAAGGATTACAAGGTAGGCAAGGTTTACAAGGTACATCACAATCAGGATCACAAGGATTGCAGGGATTACAGGGATCATTGGGTAGTCAAGGACTACAAGGACCAGCAGGTGGTGGTGGCGGTGGAAGCGGTTCATCAATAGTCAACGGCACAAGTAATGTTAATATTGCAAATAGTAATGGTAATGTGACAATAAGTGTTGGCGGCACAAGTAACGTGATGACAATTGCATCAAGTAATATTACTGTTGCTGGAGGTGTTGTAGTAAGCAATACTGTTAGTGCTCAAGGATTTATTTCAAATGCAGCAGGAACACCCACAATAGCAAGTGATACAGATATAAGATTGGTGGCTAACGGTGCAGTAATTGTTACTGAAACTCCATTTCGAATAGCCTCAATGACAACACAACAACGTGATACATTTACTGCTGCCATTGGAGATATTATATTTAATACAACAACAACTAAATTTCAAGGTTATACAGGCGTTAGTTGGGTAGATTTTCACTGATAGGAAACTTTGATGGAAAAAGAATATATTGTTAGTTTAAACAAAAATGTAAACTATGATGAAGTATGGAATGATATTGAATTAAGTAATACTAATAGTCCCTACATACCTAACAGAGCAGTGGATATTGTAAATGCTCGCCCTGCAAGTCTAAGAAATTGCCATTATGCATTAACGGATGAGGAAGCTGCACAAATGCGTAATGATCCAAGAATTTTAGCAGTTGAGATACCACCCGAACAAAACCCTAATTTATATATTGGTCGTAGATATGATCAAGCAGGTGACTTTACAAAAACAACAAGTGATTCAGGTAGTTATATAAATTGGGGAATAAGACGTTGTATAGATTTAGTTAATCCTTACGGAACAGGAACAACCGTAAGTGGTGATTATTATTATTGGAATGACGGGACAGGCGTTGATGTTGTCATTCAAGATTCAGGAATTCAAGTAGATCATCCTGAATTTAATAATTCTAATGGCAGGTCTAGGGTACAACAAATTAATTGGGCGACAGTAAGTGGCTTACCTTTTACTCAAAGTCCTAACTTCTATAGAGACTATAGTGGACATGGAACACATGTTGCGGGCATAGCGGCTGGACTTACATATGGTTGGGCAAGAAATGCTAACATATATTCAGTTAAGGTAGCTGGATTAGAAGGATCAGGTGATTCAGGATCAGGCATATCCACGACATATTGTTTTGATTGTATAAAAATTTGGCATCAAAACAAAACAGCTAATCCAGCAACAGGTGTTGTAAGACCTACAGTAGTAAATATGAGTTGGGGATATTCTGGATTTTATAATACAGTCTCAAGTGTATATTACCAAGGAGTAACTTACACTGATGCGAGTACAACAGGTAACGCTACTTATAGATATAGTACGTATGGTATTAAAAATATCAGTGCAGCAGCATATGGTTTTACATATTTGCTACCAATAAGAGTGGCGTCAATAGATGTCGATGTTGAAGAAATGATTGATGCTGGTATACATATTTGTATTGCAGCAGGAAATGATCAATACTATGTGTGCAATCCTTCTGACACTAACTATCAAAATTATATGGTAACTTCTCAGGGTTTGTATTATTATCACAGAGGAATGAGTCCACATAGTCCTAACTGTAATACAGTTGGATCAATTGATATATCAGTTTATTCAGCTACCGAAGAATACAAAGCCACATACAGCAACCAAGGTCCAGGAGTAAATATTTGGGCACCAGGTACAAGCGTAATGAGTGCATGTAGTAATATTAACCAATTTGGTACAGGCGCACAACCCTACTACTTAAATGCTTCTTTTAAACAGACAAATATTAGTGGTACAAGTATGGCATCTCCGCAAATATGTGGACTTTCAGCACTTTATTTACAACGAAATCTTGGTGCTACTGTTTCAGAGGTAAAAGAATATTTGCAAGAACAAGCAGAACAAAGTGCAAGGTTATATAGCACAGGACAAAATTATGACTATACTAATATAAGAAGTTTAATGGGTAGTCCGAATAGGTTAGCTTATTGGCAATATGCGTATTTACCACAGCCTGTACCAATGACGATAGACAAAATATCAATGAGTATAAGTTAAACTTAGTTTTAACATAAATATAAAAAAGATTAAGGAAAATCTGTATGGCAAATTTAACAATTGGTTCACAAGACCCGCTAGCAAAGCAAGCTGAACTTATTTCAGAAAATGCGAATTCTATTGTGTTAGCACAATCAATTGCAACAGTAGCTACCACACCTGGGGCAAATAATGTTACTGTATCAACTTCAGTAAATAATGATTCTGGAGACACAGTGACCGTGTACACTACCCCAGGAACAATAAGTGTATCTTCAGTTGATCAGACAATCAATCAATATTTAGTAAGTGACAATGGAGTGTCCAGTATTGTTGCAGGTAACAATGTCACAATCACATCAAGTGCAGGCAATGGACAAGGTACTGTTACTATAAATGCTGTAGTAAGTACTGTTAATACGGTTGCAACTGCCAATACAGTAATTAATAATGCACAACCAAATATTACAAGTGTAGGAACATTAACATCGTTGGGGGTTAGTGGCACAATAATTGCAGCAAACGTTATTGCTAACACAGGAATATTTTCTGGTAATGGTTCAGGGTTATCAAATTTACCTGCATCCAACCTAACTGGAAATTTACCAAACTTAACATCCTTGTTTGTTGGTAATGGAAGTTTAGCAAATTCTGCAATGGTAAATTTTGGTGCCAATTCATTTACATCTACTGTAAATGCAAATACTTATGTAACATTTTATGATACTGGCGAATCAGGAAAATTAAGTTTTATTAATTATGTAAGAACATTCGGTAATTTAAATTCACCTTCAACACCAAGTAATGATTCAAGCATCGGACAAAGTTTGTATAGAGTATATAATGGAACACAGTATCCAACAGCGGGAAAATTATACTTTTATGCTCCTAATGCAAGTTCTAACAGTTTTTCAGGCAATGTTAGTTGGACTCCAGGGGGGTTTGTAGTACAGACTGGAAATCCTTCAGGTAATGTTGCTGATCCTAACTCTCAAAGTGCATACAATTTATTATACTTTAATGAGTATGGCCAATTTTTTGTCATTAATGGTGGTGGAGCGAATGGAATTCCTACGGCATCACTAGGTGTAACCTGTTTCACGGATGTAGCAGGGGACGGCTCAGACGTAGTGTTATCAAGAGCTAGAGGAAATAGAGACAACTACTTACCTGTACAATCTGGTGACTCCCTTGGAAATATCTTCTTTAGAGGATACAATGGAACATCATTTAGAGAATCAAGTAGGCTTATTTCCACAGCAACATCAAATGCTTCAGTGACTCCAGGTAGTTTAATTGCTGCTGATTTTACAATTGATACCGTTCAGGGAAATATTTATATAGAATCGATTCTAAGTAATGGAGCAACTAACCCTATAGGAAACGTATACATAGGCGACGGAATAACTAATGCACAGCTAATTGCAGGTAATGTGTTTTTTGATAATATGACTTTATCAAATTTAAGCAATAGTTCAACAGGTAACGCTCTGTTTTACGATACAGGAACAGGTCAGGTTACTTATGGAGAGGTAGGAACATTACAAGGTATACAAGGTATTACAGGGTCACAAGGTACACAAGGCATCACAGGTAGTCAAGGTACACAAGGCATCACAGGTAGTCAAGGAATACAAGGGCTTACAGGTAGTCAAGGAATACAAGGATTACAAGGAACTACAGGGTTACAAGGAATTCAAAGTACACAAGGACTTCAAGGAATACAAGGCATTCAAGGTCCAACTAATGCAAATGCACTTATTTGGACGAGTGTTCCAGGAACAAGTTCTAGTACAGGAACACCAGGACAAGTTGCATATGCAACTGGATTCTTTTATGTATGCGTAGCACCAGATACTTGGGAAAGAGCGACACTAGCTACTTGGTAAAAAAGGCCCAAAAGGGCCTTTTTAATTTTGACATACTTATACAGAATCTTTTTCAGGCTCAGTATCAGTAATTTTAGCCTTAGCCCGTGCTTTAATCGCCTCTACAGAAGGAGTAGCTTTAGTAGCTTTTACTTTTACTTCACGCTTACTAGGGGCATTTGAGCGATCCTCAATAGCATCCTGGATAGTTGCCTTGTCGCTAGGACTAGAAAACTCATCCAAAGTAAGCATATGATTCAATGCTTCCAATTTAGTCATTGGACTAGCAAGTTCAACAAACTCACAGCGGGTAGCTCCGCCTTTAGTGAATTGTTTGACCCTACGTACCAAATCATCAGTAAAACGAACCTTTGCATTACCATTGTGAACAGTGATACCAACTACCTTAAAAGTTTTATCAGACATAATTACCTCAATTTAAAGTTAAGTTAAAAAGAATTTACTACAATAATGATTGTAATATAAATGGTCGATATTGTCAACCACTCAATTACCCGTTTAAAAGACTTGGCTAGGATATCCACATAAGTTGTCACCATACATTGCCAATAACATTTGATGTGCCTCATATGGATTACTAGCATTGACAGTAACACGCATAAAACTTCCTACACCAGTTCTTACATTAGCCCAATATGTATACATTGACTTCTCCTTAAAATTACTCAGTTACAACGTAGGGTTTGTTCCACTTACCGATGTTAATGTCAAAGTAGTAAGCGGTATCAAAATAATCAATTTGTGCATCACTACGGTCGTAGTAATCAGCTGCCTTAAGTGCATCAATAGCTTCAGCCAAGAAAGCCTTAGCATCGCCGTCATAATGATCCTGAAACCAATAAGGGTTTACATCACAATAACCTGAAGTATTGGGTCGAAAACCATTTGATACTTGATAATGACTATTACCACAAACACGATTACTGTTAGCAATAAAATCAATTGGACCTGATTTAAGGGTCAAGCAAATTGCAAGATGATTACGGACACTAAGCGAACCCTTGATACCGTATTTTTTAAGTACTGGAGCAAGTGCTTGAGCTATTTTTGCTTTGCGTTCTTGATTCATATATGCCATTTGTTTCTCCGTTTGATCAGTTTCAATACTATGTATTATACACCCAAGTCCATTTATTGTCAAGCCTTATTTTAGTTCAATTCCAGCTAATTTTAGGCGAGCAAAAACATCATCTCCAAAGTCCCAACCCTCAGGCATGCTAGTTTGCAGGTCCAATTCGTTGTCTAACTTATCTGCCTCTTCGTTGGTAATCAACACAATAGCCAAATTAGTTTTAATCATTTGGGCAATTTCCGTGATGCTACGATTCTCTATAGTCATGGTGACTGCTTTGTTGTAAAGCAATACACAAGGAACTATATGTTCTCGGTAAGTGTTTTCTTTGGTTCTGCTAACACTTTCGCCAATCGTAATTAAGTGATCAATGCTATCACCTTCAAGTAATGCACGTACATTGTCTAATCCAAATCCATCGTCATTGTCAATAAAATACCTAAATCTTTTTGCGATCTTCTCAAAAATGTTTTTTTCGCTTACTTCTCTTGGAATAGGCTTAATTGCTTGCCCACGAATTTTACGTACAATTGTTTCAATAGATTCAATAATCCCAACAATAACCCAAAAGTTGTCAAGAATATCCTCATTGTCAATAAAAAACACGTTGATAAAGTCAATGTCATCCTTTCGATTTTGTGTACGCTTGCCGATTTTTTCAACAAAGCCTGCTTCCGTAAGATGTTTACGTATAGAAGCAACATCCTCTAATTTAGCACGCCAAGCTACAGTATAATGGTTTTTCTTTAGTTCACACTTAATTCCATTATTGCTTGTAAGATACCAATGGTTCTCATGTTGTCGTGCTTCATACCCACGATCTTCGCATGAAGCTTTAAACGTATTAAAAGGTATAGCAGCCATTTTTAATCACAACGAAATTGACGATGGACCTCAGCGTGATACAACAGCCCAGTTGGGTCCTGTCTTACATTGTACATACTTGCAATGTATCCAAGGTTAGAACCATCCGCAATTTCTCTAGCAAGTTCTGCTTCAAGCAATTCCATACTTACAGCAGTCCAATGCTCATTTACACCTAAATCAGTCTTGCTGGTAGTAATTCTAACGACGGTCATACTAATTCCTTATTAATGGGCTAAAGCTTGAAAAGATTGAATAAAATCACGACCAACATCCAAACTTACATAGTCAACACCTTGCATACCTTGCTCACTGTAGCCAACATCATCACCTGCTAGGCGAAGACTAACCAAAAAGTGCTTAAGCTCATGCAAGAATAAGTTGTCGGTATAGATAAGTCCATCATTATCAACGTCCCAAGCATTAGTGTCAAAATAGACACGTAGTTCACCAAAAGTGTCGTCCTCATTGATATATCCAATGTCAAGACCTGTAACAGGAACATTTTTAGAGATTTCTGACCAGTAACCCGAACCATCTGTACACAAAACTTTTGAGACTAGCAACATTTTTTGCTCCGTTATCTAACTGTCAATAATGCTATTATACACCCAAGACCATTTATTGTCAAGCCACAAACCGATCATAATTGCGAATTGGGCTGTACTTATGTGGGCTATTTTTCTCAGTATATGATACTATAATTCCCTTTAGAGCAAGGGCAGTTGTAAGTGTGGCTAGATCCAAATCTTCCTCAAGGTATACAGTCTGACCTTTTTGGTAGCTAAAACCACTAATTTTGTCAAGAATTCCTAGTTCAATCAATACTTTACGCTTAACTGCACCCCAACCATGACCAGGATCTGAGTAAAATTTAATCTTCATTTAAGTTCCTTATTCTTACAATAACAACAGTATAACAAAGAACCCAATTATTGTCAAGTCATAAAAAAGCCCCTTTCGGGGCTAAATTATTTCTTGAAACTTGCTTGGTTTACGAAATCGTACATTTTTTGGGCAGTCTCTAACACTTTGTCTAGTCCTGGAAATTCAGGCATACTTACTGTATTAACGATCTGTCCTGTTTTTTCATCACGTTTAGCACTCATTTCCCAACCTTGAAACTTCATTGAATATTCTGCTTGTACAAGGTCTTTTGCCATATGTAGAATATCTGTGCGAATTTCATATCCATTTTTATTAAATTTTACTTCAGGTGCTTTAAACTCAGGTAAAATTTTATCTCCATAATTATTTGACATAATAATCTCCTTATGTGTGTATGTCTATGTCGAGGATTTTTTGGCGTAAGCTTCTCTGTTAGCATCTGCCCAAGCATCCCAACCTGCTTTGAAAAAGTCTATTCCAAAAGGATTAAACATTTTTTCAATCTTTGTATTCAGCATTTCGTGGCCTACAACAGTAGAAATACCACCTGCTACGGTCAATGCTGTTTTTAAAAACTTTGATTGTGCGTCAATGTAGATATGACAATTATTTTTAATGTCATTATTACGAACGCATTTTTCAACCCACTGCTTTTTAGCATTTTGAATTGTGTCTATTAATAGTTCTGGTTGATTAAACATAGTTCTCCTTTCTGTGTGTATGTTAAACTGTTATTGAACTTAATGTCAACTATTTCGGCGAATATTTGGAGTTAAGAAATCCCATTCTTCGCCCAAAACTTTTTCTTTTGATAGTAATTTATCAATTGCTACTACCATACATAAAAAAGTAAGTATTATAAATGTTGTCACTAAACTTGGTTCCATTTATTGCCCCATTACTTTAACTGCTGAACGCCATTTACCACGGCGAGTTAAATGGCTAGCCACTAAACCTTGGCACCATACTTCATATATAAGTTTAAAAAAAGTCATTGCCAAGCTCCTTTATCATATTTTGTCATAACTCTACGGGCACGGGCACGACCACTTGCCTCCAATGCGAAAAAAATCTTACGAAATACTGCTATAATATAAGTCATCATTTGTAACACTCCTTGTGAGAATTGTATTCAAACTCTTTAATATAATTGTCAAGAATTGCCGCATCAGTAATGCTTTTGGTTCTAAGATATTGTTCTAAACGACTTTGGTAACCGTCCTTAGGAAACATCTCAGCTAATCGCTCAAGGATATTGAGCATAAACTGCGATAGAAGCATATTAAACTCCTTTCTTACCGAAAGGCATAAAACATGATTTAAAGGTTTCTTGTTGAAATTCTTTATTGTTAAAAATAGCATAAACCGCAGACATTATGTCTACTTGGCTGTGAATAAACTTTTTTGTGTAATCTGTTTGCTTGTCGATAAACTCGGTTAAAACTTTGTTTAACCCAACATGTTTAACTGTTGTATTAATTAAGTTTTTCTTAGTTGTTTGGACCATGTCTATGGTCATATCTGTAAATGTATGTATCATAATTTTTCCTATATGTGTATGTGTGTTTGGGGGTTTTACAGACCCCCTAACTGTAATACTTATGCTAATCCACTACGCAATAAATCTATATTATTATGTAATGAATCGTATTTAAGTAAAGCTATTAGCCTAAACAATTTTAATCTAAGTAAAATATTATCTGATAGTTCATCTTCAAGCTTTTCTATCTCAATTCTGTTAAGATTTCTCGCTATAAAAAATTCTATTTCAATATAATCTTCATCTTCAAAATCGCTAGGGTTTTTATATACCTTTACAAAAATACGTGGGCCGATTACTTCTTTGCAGGTTCGGCTTTCTTTTCTTCTTTCTTAGCTTCTGGTTTAGCAGGAGCAGGAGTTGCTGCTGCAGGTTTAGCTTCGGCTTTCTTTTCGTCTTTCTTAGGTGCATCAGCAGCAAAGACTGTTACTGCAAACAATGATGCGATTAAAGTTGCAACTGTTTTCATTTATAATTTCCTTTTTAAGTTAAAATGAATTAGACATTTTTGCATGTCTATATATATTAACGCATAGCATACACATTCCGTTGACACTATACATTAAATTTGGGTGAATAAAAGTTAACCGCCCCTGCCACTTCTTCGCACTACTGAAGGTGCTCCGAACCCTTTATTAGATTTTGGAACATTAGGACCTTTGTTTTTTGGGGCAGGTGCATTATTCTTTTTGCTAGCATTTGCCATGTTAATAAATGGGTTCGGACTTTTTTTTGGTTCTGTCATTTGTTTTCTCCAAAGAATCAATATATTCAACAATATTACCGTATAAACTTAACATCATAGCTATTTTATGATCATATAAACGAATGAATGGTTTTTTAGGTGAGTCTTTAAAACTTATAATACCAATATAATAAGGACATAATATTTTTGAATTTAGGGATAAAATTAAATCTTGAGGACTACGATTTCCAAAACTAAAATTAAAATCATAGTGTGCTATTTCAGCCAATTCAAAACAGGTTTTACCTTCATCTGTAAGACGCATACCTGTACTTATTCTACCTGTCATCCACCAACGCAAAAATACTTTATCAACAGTAAGGTCGGAATATTCATCTAAATGTTTTAGATTTGATAAAACTATTTCCGTAATCTTTATTTTTTTCTTTCTCATTAAGAATCAATGTCGTTATCAGGATATACTGTTTTTCCTGAATTCATAAAAACTACTGTGAACTTGTCAGTTTTAAATTGCGTATTTAATTTTCTACATAAATTCCTTGCATGACCTGGATTACTAAAACTTGTTTTCTTATATTTTGGTGCGATCTGATCGTTCAAGTAGTTTTGAGATTTTAAATTAATTGGTTGGTTATCATAAAACACAGCCCAAATTCCTGATGCTTCTACAATTTGATCAGTTTTGTAAGTTTTTTTATCAACATGCTCTAATACAACTTTTGGTTGTGTTCTACTCATTTAAATGTGCCACCTTTTACCTCCACGCTAATAATTTCTGGTGTTTCCGAAGGTTTACTATTTTGTAAATTTTGTAAATTCTGTAAATCTAAAAGTAGCTTAGTTATTTCATCTCTAAGCCCTTTTGCATCATTAATGTTCAAAACAACATCTTTAAGATTTTTAGTTTCTAAGTATGCTATTTTATCAATAAACTTCTTAATGTGTATCATACATTATTTATCTGTAGAATTGCTTCATTTTCAGTTTTATAAGGACCGGTGTATTTATAACGCTGAATAAAGATGTATTTAGGGCACAATATAACTTGGCTTATTCCATTTTGTTTTAATACAAACCACCCTGCAACATGATAGCATTTGCTTTTATTGCTTTTTGTAAATAAATGCAATTTGCGTTTTATATCAAAAAGTGAGTTATATATTTTACCTGTAGTTGGATATTCTGGGTAGGGGACTTGTGCTTTTGTTTTATTAGATTTCATTGGTTGAAATCTAATTTTAGTAAATTTTGTTATATCATTTGCATTATCATAATGACTTAATGTGCCATCAAGTTTTACATCAAATCCTGTTCCATCTGATATAACATTCCCTACTTTCTTTTCACCATCGGTTACTACCCAATATTGGTTTTTTATAATAGGTTTTGCAATAAGCGTCATCTTTTTCCTTTATTCTTTTGTTAACTTTGCCAGCAATAAAAATTGGTCATATGCATTTTTTACTGTAGGATTAGATAATAATTTATTTGCTTCTTCTATTAGTGCATTTACTCCTGCTTGTGCTACATCATTCGCACTAGGAAAAGATGAATATATACTAAACATTTCATCCCCATATGATTCTTTTAATTTATTCCATGCATCAAGTTGTGCAGGGGTGCAAGGAATTTGTTTAGGTTTGGCTTCACTACCTTTTACTAAAGCATTAACCATTTTATCTTTTGCTGCCAATCCTGCAGCAACTAAAGCAGCATAATTCGGATCAACATTGCTTACATATGAAGTTGAATTAAGGTTTACATGAATCAGATGCGTTCCCTTACTAAAGGCATCACGCAATTCCGAGTCATATTCGCTTACAGCAACATAACGTTTTCCTACTTTTTTGTAAAATATTTTTTTCATAACATAAAAGTCTTTAGATATTTCTGTACAAAGGAGTAATCAGTTTCTTTAACTTCAAGTAACTCTAATATTAATAATTCTTTAATTGATTCAACTACAAGTCTATCATGATCAGATAATGAAATATACCAATCAACCAATTCTGCTGTGCTATTAAACTTCCATAAACTGTTGAATAATTCTAAATGATGCTTATTAATAATAACAACTGAAATATTTGGTGTAGTCATTTGTGAAACTCTTCCCAAAATAATTCACTATCTCTTACATGTGCTATTGACTTTAGCCAACCACATTCTATACATTCTATAATTACTCTCTTATAATTATCAGGACAACTATTACTTATTTCAAAACTTGCTCTAGGATAAAGCAAATAATTTTCTTCAATATTAAAGTTAGGGTTATTTGGTCGTAATATCCTTATACTTGTTTGTGTAGTTTTATACATTTACTGTACCTTTGTATGGATTATTTAACCATTTTGCATAAGTTTCCGCTTGTTCACTTATCTTATTTAACTCATATTTCCCACAAAACTTCATTAGATGAACACCAACTTGTGGCGTGACCTTTACACGTACATCTTTTTTAATAGCACCATCTACAGCATCCTTAATATCTTGTGGTTGTGCTGTTAAATCAATCAATGTGCGATTACGTTCGTAACATTCACGAACCCGTTGTTCTTCGCCATTATGATCTAACCAACGTTGCAACATCATATTGTTCCAATTAAAGCCTTGTTTGTTGCGATCCTCATATGCTTCAATCAACCCAACTTTATTCTTACTGCCTTTTGTACGTACGCCTGGATACGCACTAAAAACATTATCAGTGATATCCCCACGCATACACTTTTCAAACAATAGAAACTGTGGATCACCTAATAGTTTTGGTTCTTTAGTTTTTTTGTCTACAATAAGTCTATCTTTCTCATCGTAATAACCTGATAATTTAATAAGTTGGTTACTTACACCATTGTACTGATTTACATTTTCAGCAATTAATTGAACATAATCACTGTCACTACTAATGATGTAATGATTATCGTTAGGATGCAATGCAATGAACCTAGCAATAATATCATCTGCTTCAGCGTTAGGATGACGCAGTACACTGGTATTTGTTTTTTCACGTAAGAAATTGGTAAACATTTCATACGTTTCCCAAAACATTTTGTTTTCTTCTACTTCAGCCTCAGTCATTACTGATTCATCAAGCTTGCGATTAGCTTTGTATGGCTTGTAAAACTCCTTACGCCAACTGCGACCCTCTAAACAAAATACAACATGGTCAATACCAAACCTACGCACTGCCATATTAACACTGGACAATGTTAAGTGTAATGCCATTCCAATCTTTTCCCATGTATCACTATTGCGACTTGCAATATGCCGAGCACGGAAGAAAGTATTTGCAGTGTCAATAAGTGCATAATTCATAATTGGAATAGTATTTAAGTAGTTAATATACGCATATTATACACATACTATGCATTATTGCAAAGTATTTTGGGTATTATAAGTCAGGAAATAATTCGCTATTTCCTACTCGTACCTTATGACTATTATTTGGTAAATGATGATTTTGCGTCATAGTAGCTAATCTATGACAATTACTACATAATACTTCGATATTGCTTTCATCCCTATTAAAGTTATTTCCATCAATATGATTAATTTCTAATTGACTAGGATCTGTAATTACACAATTACATGGAATGCCTCCGTATTTTCCTGTACGATTGCTACATCCGTTCTGTAATTTCCAATTATCAGTAATGGTTTTACCTAAACCATTTCTATGTTTTTCACAGACTGTTTTCCATTTAACGCTAAACCCATCAAATAGTTTGGCACTTTTAACACGATGATAACCAACTTTATTACAACAATTAGGAATACTGCATTTAACATAATCATATCTACTCATTAACTCACCTCTGTGCGTCCGTTTCCAATATCCCTACTACGAATAATTCTTAAGTCACGATTTGTTGGATCAGCTTGTTGCTGTTCATATATTTCTAATGCTATATTTCTGCATACAGTTTGAAACCAACGGTCTACTATTTGTGCATCTGTATCTTCTTGTTTTATTTTGTAGCCTGCTTTAGTTAGATTAATAATAAATTTATCGTTCCAATCAAGTTCAAAACTACCATTGTTTATATTATTTTGATCTAATTCAACATTAAGTATTGCAATATAAGGCTCACCATTTGCAGTGGCTTGTTCTTTTGGAGATAGTTTTATTTCAGGAGGTTTCTGTTTTTGTTGTCTTGTTTTTTTAGGATGAGCCTCGCTCGGAGGCTCAGGTCGTGACCCTACATCGTTCAATCCTAAAAACTTTTTGAGTTTATCAAACATTTATATATGTATCGTAAAGTTTCATACTAGCAAGATTTTTAGCCTTGCTTTCGCACATTATATCAAAATGTTCGTTAAACTGTAAAGCCCAACGGTTAACAGCGTCATTCCAATAATAATCACTGTGTGCCCGTAGTTTCTGTTTATTATGTCCTGATTCTAAGAGAACCTTATAATCGGGAAGTGTATGAAGGCAGTGGTTAACCAAAATATCTTCTCTACTGACAGAAAAATGACAAGTAGGGCGAATACCCCGCCAACTATCAATAACCCTTTTGACACGATCATCGTTTGGCTGGATATATAATCCTTCGTTAATCCAAGCGTGATGAATATCAAGAACAATAGGAACAATATCACTAAGCTGAAGGCAATCATCGAGTCCATAACTTATTTCTTCGTTTTCAATTGTAATACAACTGCGGGCTGAGTCAGACAATCTCTTGTAGGCTTGTCTAAAACCTTCGACACCGGCTCTACCCGAGATGTGGATGTTGATTTTAATGTCCTGAAATTTTTTTGTATACCCCATCCAGCGGGCCATATCCACATGATATTCAAACTCCTCTATACTTTTATTTACTACTTCAGGGCGATCACTTGCCAATACTACAAATTGATCGGGATGAAAGCTTACCCGTACATCATTTTGTCTTGCAGTTTCACCTAATGGGGCAAACCATTTTTCTAACAACGTTCTTACAGTCTGTGACTGCCAAAACGGTTTCCAATCATCCATGGTATAAAAACTAAGCATGTCGCTTGTAAGACGAACCATGCGTAAAGCAGGGGGTAATGTAGCAACTTTTTTAATAAGGTTATGGGTATTAACAATATTGCGTTTAGCTACATCCAATACTTTTTCTTCTGCTTTTTCACGGATTTGACGTTTTGCCCAAGCATGTGTAGTACCACCTGTGTTAAGCCCTTCTACACTGGCAATCTCACCTTTCTTATTGATTTCGACCCATTTACAAGCGAAACCAAGACGTTTGATATTTTGATTAGTATACATGATGCCCTATTTTGATAAATACATAATTATAATAGCAAAACTATTATTTATTAGCAAATTATTTGGATTCATACTATGAAAATTAATGAAATTTTATTTGAAGATAAAATGTCCGTAAGTACATTGGGCGGGTTTCCTGTCACACCATTAAATATTGAACAACAGGGTGTCGATGAAGCACTCAAAGTTGATATTCCTCAAAAACAATATGACAAGAAAGACTTACAAGCATACTTGACACGCATTAAAAGTGGTGAAAAGACAAAAGCTGATCGCTTTAAGCCTATTATACACGCAAGTAATATTAAAGCAATCACAAAGGACAATGAGAATACAGAATGGGATTTAGTAGATTTAGCTAACCAAATAACAACACCTCCAAATAGTATTTTAGGCACAAATGCTAAAATGGCTAAAAGTAAAAAAGAGGGTGCTATTACTTATGATTTAACATTGCCAGCATTAAGTGGTATTGTTGTAGATGAAGAAGCAAGTTCAGCAGGTGAGCCAGTTTTTGTTGAAGTAGAAACATGTCCAGGTGCTGGTGAATGTCAATTATATTGTTATGCTAGAAAAGGCGGTTATGTAATGTTCCCAGGAAGTAGCATGAGTGCTGCTAGAGCATTAAACTTCTTATTAAATCATCCAGTAGATTATATGAAAATGTTTGACCGTGAAGTAAAACAAGCTAAAGCTAGAGTAGATAAAGCTGGTATAAAGTTATTAGTTCGTATACATGATGCAGGAGATTTCTTTAGTAAAGATTATTATGATTTAATGATGGATGTTGCTAGAATGAATCCTGATGTAAGATTTTATTTCTATAGTAAAATGGGCGAAATTGTTACTGATCCAAACAGCCCACCAAACGTCGTTAAGCAGTTTAGCCCAGGAGCAAAGAGTAAAGAAGTAAAAACAGTGCAATTTGCTAGAGAGAAAGGCAAGTTCGTTAAAGATGCTGTAACATTACCAAAAGAATTCTTTAAGGGTTTATTTAAAACAGACCAAAAAGGTAAGTATATTAAAGATGAAGATGGTAAAACAATTATTGCTAGTAACGAAGCATGGGATCAATTTAAAGATAAATTAGCAAGTAAATATAATATTGATAAAGATAGCATTATTACATATGATCAAATGGTAAAGATTCCTGAAGGTCCTAAGCCAAAATGGAATGTTGTTGTATTCCCTGCAGGGCATGGGGACTTAGGTGCGCCAAGATTAGATGTACAAAATCAGTTCTTAATGTTCCACTGATATGCGAGCTATTGAGTTTTTAAAAGAAAGTAAAAAATTATTTACTGATACTAAACCAAAGTTAATTGGATTAGCATCCCACAACTTAGATAAATTATGTGAGTACGCAGGTGATGATTTTACTAAGTTTAATGATAACATCATAAAAAATTTAAAACTTCCTCAATTTAAAGGGACTCAAAGCAATACATTAAACTTATATGCTGTATATAGAAAACAAAAAATTTATGAGTCAACAAATAAAAACTTGGATGATATTGAAAAAAAATTATTTACGATTTTTAATTCAAGAGCTACAACTAATATAAATTCAGCTAAGCCTGGAGATTTTATTTCTGTATTGATGCTTAACACATTGTCTATTCCAAATGATAAACTTATTGTAAATTTACAAGGATTTCTAAGTCCAAAACAATTAAAATCAATATCCACACATAATGGTATAGATTATTTACATTTTATTGATGGTAGTAAATTTCCTGAAACTGATAGTGACCCTATACATTTAGCTCAATCATGGGCAATGACTAAAATATTTGATTCATATGAATCTGCCGAAAAAGCATTTCTAATGTACGCATTAGAAGGTAAAGAAATATCTAAAGATATTCAATTTAATATAAATGTAGATACTTCAAATAATGGGCCAATTGATGAAATGGCATTGTCTAAGTACCAAACGTTTGGTGACTTTACAAAGCCTGGACCATTTCGTGGCGTAGATAAAAGATTAATTCCTCATCCTAAAAGTGAATTAAAAACACAAAAGTTTTTTGAAAAAACTCCCTATGATTTCAGGTTGTTCTTTACTAATGTTTCTGGCTTTGGTAAATATAGCGAACATGGCCCAATGCATCCAGGAGAAATAAGAAATACTTTTAATAAAGAACAAGCAGATCAAATACTCGATGGGCATGAAAATGCCATTACTGTTGTGTACGTCGGCAATCGTGGTGACGCTAAAGTAATGTTAACACCATGGTTAATGGCACATCGTTTTGGTCATGCTATACAAGCTGGTGTTCGTAAAAGTCAAGGATGGAGTGAGTGGGCTGAAGCTGAGAAACATTTCTTTGGAACCGTTAATAATTTACTTGATGAGTATTATAGTAAATTAGGCAAACCATATAATATGCCAGCAATTAAATGGACATTAACACAAGAATATAATGGATTATTTAACGCTATAGGAACACAGCGTAGCAGTCGCACTGGACAAATTAGACGACCATATGAATTTATGTATGAGATGTTTGCTCAATACTTAGGCACTGGTAAAATTACATTAAATCCTTTTCCAACTAATTTAGGATATGGTCGTAAAGTTTTTGGCAATCCTACAAAATATATGAACATCAAGCCTGAATACCGTGATGAGGCAGATAGAAAAAATGCTAGTGATATTTTAGCAAATGATATGGAAATGATGTTTAATGACGTACTAGCAAGTAGTGTTGGTAAAATATTTGTTATGTAACTTTTAGTAGTTCATCAATAGTATATAAATTTTCCATATATGGCGACACATCTTCTAACACGCTGACAGGTAAATCACCTATTCGTCTTGGTCCATATTTTATATCAAAATCACAATCATTTACAATTTGAAATTTATTTACAATTTCTTTAACGCTGTATCCTACACCATGTCCAAGACATTCAATACTATTACTTGGTTTTTCTATTGCGGTTTTAATTGCATGACAAATTTCATTAACATGTACATAGTCACGTAAACAAGTGCCATCAGGTGTTTCATAATCTTTTCCATATATAGTAAAAGTACCTGTATCTTTAGCTTTAATTAAATTATAAAATAATCCGTCTGGATTTGTTGGAAATATACCGTCACTACCAATTACATTATAAAATCTAAAAATAGTATATGGAATCTGTGAACGAAGGGTACAATATTCTCTTATAGCATATTCTGCTGATCGTTTTGCTACACCATATGCACTTTTACAATATTCCGCTGCTCCTGTACTAGAAAATATAAAGTTTTTAGTTTTAATATTTGCCAATACATTCATTGTACCATTTACATTGGTTATGTAATAATTTATTGAATTGGTTTCACTTTCGCCTACATTAACCAATGCTGCTAAATGTATCACACAATCAAATTCTAAAGGCAATACAAATTTTCGGTTAATATCTAATTTGTAAAATTCTTTGACTGGTACAATCAAATCTTTTTTATCTAATCCATGTACTTCATAATCTTTGCTTAGTAGCTTGGTAAGATGCGATCCAATGTAACCACTATTTCCTGTTATTAGTATTTTCTTCATAATCCTTCAAATAAATCCTCTGTATCTGTTGGTTCAAAACTAGGGTCTTTCGTAAGATATGTATCATTGTCTGTGTAAATTATACGAAACTTATGTTTATTAGTTAATACGCTACGGATATCATCTATACAAATTAAATTCCTTTTTAGGCTACTAATATAATCTGATAGTTTAACTGTAGTTTCATTACATATTTTAGCTGTGGTTGAGTTTGATTCCCTACATTTAAAATCACTAAAGCAATTGTTCCATTTATGAAACACCTGATCTTCTATACTACGATACTTTTCAATAATACCATTTTTATACCAAACATCAGATGTTGGCACATTCTTGTATAACCCCATGACTATTTCTGCCATGTTCTTTTTATTACACGTATAGAAATGGTTGGAATCAAAATTATTTGTCCATCTTTGATTTTCTAATACTACTGTAGGCATTTGTATCATTTGTTCGTAAAAAGCCATACCATAACTTTCAACAATACTAGGATTAAAAGCTACTCTAGCACTTGTAATAAAATCTACTTTCTCTTGTCCAATAATGCTAGCACGTATTTCATACTTTGCATTAATATTTTTTAACCTATCTTCAAATTTTTTAACACCATTTGGGCTTGTCATTACTTTTGCTGGGAGTTTTGTTTGCTCTATTAATTCAATAAACAGTTCAGGATTCTTGCCTTCTTCCCAACGTCCAATAAACAAAACACCATCCCTAGCATTATCAATTTTATTAAGTAATTTTTTTTCTGTAATAGGAATAGGTAAATGATAAGCACTATCCCCAATGGTTAACTGATTGAACTTACTTTGTGTTCCTATGTATATACAATTCAAATTAAGTTGCATACGCATCATTTGATTTGTAGATGCTAAAAAAGGGTTTTTAGTATCTTTAAATATTTGACTTTCCAAATGAGTGTAGGCTATAATTTGTATTACATCCTCTAAACCAATTGTACTTGCAACTTGAACACTTTCATATGTGTTGCATATGAATGCGTCATATAAATTATTTTCTAATGCCTGTATAATAGCATTACGAAAGTTTGCCATACGCTCATAGCAATATGTATCTCCATACATAAAAATATTACTATGATTCGTATAAGGTAATGACACTGACGGGATTATAACTTTAGTATTAAGTGATTTTACAAAGTCTTTATCATTAGGTTCTTTATCTGTAATAATATCAACTTTAATATTATACTCGTTCATTAACTCACAAAAACTTTTTGCAAATTGTCCTATACCACCATGTGGGATTAGTGTTTGACTACTAACAATGAAACCAATCCGTTTGTCATAAGTTCTCACAATACATCCTTCAACTTATTTACCAAATAATGCTTCTTATCATAATATTTGTATTCAAATAAAGGTTCCCCAGGTCCTGTGTATAAATGAATATGCTCATATGCATGACAAAGCCATAATAACTTGTTTGTTAAGCTACAGCGTTTGGGAAATAATAAAAATTTATAGTCAGTTCCTACTAACATTACCAACTTTCAACATCAGTAATATCAACTTTAACAAAGCTTGGATTAAATTCTAATGTTGTTGTTGGGCCTATACCAGACGTACTTTCTTCATGTATTTTTACATAGTCAATTGTATCATACATTTCAAACACCTCTTTAATTTTTTCGTATTGATTTCTAGTGATTATATATGTTTTCATTATGTTCCCCATTCGTTTTTAAATAGTGGTACTTGTAGTCTGTCACTATAACGCCAACCTCGTTTCATAGCTGCTAATGCCACATTCTTTGCGTTTAAATTATATACACTATCAACACCACCGACAGGCATAATATAAGTGGGACCAACAAATCCTGCGTTTCTGAATTCTCTGTCTGCTTTTTCGGCATCTCCAATATCTTCTTCAGTTGCTACTACAAATTTTAAATATGTATAGCCAACTTCTTGATATTGACATACTATATCTGGATTGATTGCTTCATCCCACTTTTCACCACTGTTTGGTAACTTTGCACTTACACTAAATGTTACGTCACCATTTCTTTTTCTTGACCAATCTTTCAGATAATCATAAAATTCAGCAGATAACTTTTGCGTACCATTAGTTTCAAATGTAATATCGTGTAGATGATCCATAAAGTCATGGTTCAGTAAATCAGGATAGCTACGCTGCCATCCTAATAACGGTTCACCACCTGTGATAACCAAATGCTCACCTTGCCAATAACCTGTAGGCAATAAATCAAGAATTTTAACAGCAATACTATCGGTATTGAGAACAGGACTAAGATTTTTAAACCTAGGATCCCAGCTAGCATAACTGTCACATCCAGTGCTAACCAACGGGAGGGTTTTGTAGTCGGTGTATTTTTCCGCCTGTATTTCGTTACGCTCATTGCTAGTTTGTCCTCGTGGCATACCAAACCCACCACATGTAAAATTACATCCAAATACACGAAGGAAGACACTAGGAACTCCCATATATCTTCCTTCCCCTTGTATTGAATAAAATAATTCACTTACTTTTAATTGCGACATATTTCCTCTATTAATAATTTTGCTGTGTATGGAGCTAATGTCCATCCTAAATGACCATGACCTACATGATAGTATACATTTTCTTTATGTTTACTTCTAGTGTATACGGGCATCATATTTGGGGTCATTGGGCGTAAACATGCCCAACTACTATACTCATCACAAACTACATTTGGAAAGTTTTTGTGAACCCAATTTAATAAAGGCTTGATACGGTCATTGCGTATATCATAATTTTCGCCATCAAACTCAGCAGTGCCTGCGATTCTTAATCTATTACCCAACAAACTTGTAACCACTTTTGATTCTTCATCAAGTAAACTAGTTTTTGGTGCGCTATTATAACTAGTTTCGTTTTTAATTGGTATTGTTATACTGTATCCCTTTACTGGATAAACATTAAGTTTGTCCCCTATAGTCTTAGCAACCTTTGTAGCACCAATACCGTTAGCTATAATGACTTTATTATATTGGCGTAACTCGTTAATATGCTTTAATTTATAATTATATACAAATCTTACACTATATTGGTCTACTAATAATTTACTAAGTTCTATACAAAACTTATGTATGTCACCAGTCCAATCATCTTCCGTCCATACTCCCCCTATTAAACCATCATAATATCTTAAAGTAGGTTCTAAATTAATTACCTCATTTTTATCCAATAACTTATATTGACAACCTTCTGATGTATACAATTCACTAGCGTCTTTAGCGGCATGGTAATATTTTAAATTTTTATATATATGTAAAATACCAGATTTACTTTGGTCAAAATTTAAGTTATGCTCTGACATAATGGTTTGATATAGCTTTCTTGCTTCCAAACCCATGCGTATTGTTTTTGCTGTGTTTTTTGCGTACTCGTTTTTTGCTGTGTGATACAAAAACTTAGCAAGCCAAATCGCTTTATCAATATCTAAACTTGGTCTAATAAGCAAAGGGGCATCTTTTTTGAGCATCCATTTAATGCCTTTATAGACGTTAGCCCAAGTATTCCATACTTCGCTATTACTTACACTAACTTGTCCTCCATTTGCGTAACTACAACGCATAGCAGGATAGTTTTCTTGTTCAAATAAAGTTACATCAAAACCTTTTTTAGCAGCATAGTAGGCAGCTGTAATACCTGCTATGCCTGCTCCTAATATTCCTATCGTATCTTTAGCCATGTTTTACAAATTGTTTGAGTTGAGGAGGTTGCCATCCATCTGGTTTAAGTATTTTACCATCTTCACGGCGTTTAACTTTTCCTGTAACAGGATCAACTTTTGCGAAATTTGTACGCATCACTTCGTCCCATGCTGCTTCTCCATCTACTCCTAAACTATGTAATGCCCCTGCTGTGACAACTAAAATGTCAATCAGGGCATCTAATTGTTCAGTTCTATCATTAATTTGTATAGCATGAATTAATTCACTTACTTCTTCCCCAATTAATGACTTGTATAAATTAAATTGATCAGGATTATATGTATCAACTGTTTGACCGCAAGCAGTCATAAACTGCTTTTGGTCTGATAAAACTTTATTCATTAACTTCCTCTTTTTTCATTTTATTTTGTAAATAATTTAATAGAATACCATACGCAGGAAGAATAACTAGTAAGCTTACAATAATTTTACTGATACTATTATTTGTAGCTACGATATGCCAATTCTTACTCATAAACTCATCAGCTCCACCAGCAAATGCTACACCAAAGAATGTGTAGGTATCGATAAATGTACTAGCAATACTACTTAATGTTGGAGCAATCCACCATGTTTGATATTTTTCTCTAAAGTACTGAAAAACATAAACATCAAGTAAGTTACTAACAAAGTAAGCCATTCCACTGCCTAATCCAATTCTAAAAGCAACGCTATCAGGAGCACCGCCTAATTTTACAACTGCCATACTAACGATTACAGCAGGAATAAATGCTAAAGCAATAACTGCTCTACCCGTTTCTTTCCCTAATAATCTTACTGTTAAATCAGTTAACACTACTACTAATGGGAATGTAAAAGCTGCCCAAGCTAATGGGGCACCAAAAACTGTAAACTTAAATTGTACAATATAATTGCTAATAGCAATAATTAAAATATGCGCCAATATTAGTTTATATGCTAATGATCTATCTACACCCTCTAAGATTTTGTTTATCATTTTTTATCTCCTTTTAAACAAACTCATTGTCAGACCTACTTCCAACACGCATTGCCATGTTAGCATCAGTCTCTCTTACTTCCACTTTACAACACCATACTCTTTCATCATACCCATAATCTTTTAACCAACAAGTATTAATGTATTCATATAACCAATCAGCAATACCTTCACATCCTGTTCGTTCGACCATTGTAATTTTTGCTAATCCCAGTTTTCCTAATCTTAATAATTCATTTTTCTTAGGATCATCTTCGGCTACTAGAAGCGTATGATCAAACCATTCTTCCAATAATCCTTTTAAGGGTTTTAGACTACCAAAGTCTACTACCCAGTTTCTAGCATCAAGTGTATCACTTTCAAATTCAAAATGAAAACTTAATGCGTATCCATGTATCAAGTTACAATGACTATCAGCACGCCATTGACGGTATGCTACTGGACCTATTTGTTTATATGTTTTTGTACTAATAAATTTTGCCACCTCTTGCCTCCTTTAGCTGAGTAAGTTTGATGACATGCAGAATATTTAAAGTGGGATGAATGCCTTAGACCACTGTTATTTTAAAGAATTTATTATTTTTTTTGTTAAAGTATATATTTGGTAATAATTTTCTACTTTAACACTTTTAGTATATGTTTTTGTAAAAAAATTCAAGTCCTCATAAAATAAATCTTCATTAAATGAATAATCAAAATTGTCACAAGAATCATTGTATTTTTTTACCATATTAACTGTAAATTTTAACAATCCATACCTAATTGGAATAGCGTCTGGTTCTTTATTTGGATTCCAATCTTTTTTTAATATAGCTATATAAGCACTTATACATTGTTCAACTAAATTTCGTCTCCTTATTCTAACTACATAAAAATTATTTGACTTAAACTTGTTAAAAACGTAATTTTTAAGGTACTGCCAATAATTTATAATATCATAGGCGTGTGCTTTTACTATAAGATTTTTATTTTGAAACTGACTTGTGAATTCTTGTACTGTATAAATATCAGATTTAATTATTAGATTATCTATATATTCCTTAGTTGTGGGAAGGATTACTTTTGGTTCGTTTAAAATAGTTATGCTGTCAGTATTTGGTGTCAATCTTTCATAATATTCCCATAATAACGCAGTAGATCCAGATCGCATAGTAGATATAATAGCAATAGGTAATTTCATTTTTTCTGTGTGTATATATTTATGAAATTCCTATTTTAGACCCATTTGTTTTCGTATATTTGTAGCACTTATACTAGTAATTGATTCGTCAAATGTTTCTTCTCCACTTGTATATCCTACTCCTCGTCCCCAACCAATGTGTACAATATTTGGAACTAACATAATTTCATATTGACCTTGATACAATGGATCTAAATCACGTTTTATATAATTTTTAACTTCTTCAACACTAAACGGGTTACTATTTTGCCATCCTTGTACATCACGTATTTGTATTATAACTTGTCCTGTCTTACTTAGTAAGCGTTCAAACAATGCACGGTGACCAAGATGCCATGGTTGCCAGCGACCTAGCATTTGTACTGTTTCTTTACGCCAATCAAAGATTGGTCTACGTTTTTTGTTAAGAATCATTTCACCAACATAAGGTACCCAACGTTCACAATTTTGTTCATTAATTCGAAAATCATAAATGTCAGGGGGTACAAATGCTTTGTTTGTATCCTCATACCGACCTTTATCAATGGTATCCATCCATATGGTCCAATCAGCTTTAAAATTATGTCTCATTTCGGGTAAAGGAGCAACAAAATCACAAATTACATATTCCCCATCACAACGAATTGCGAATTCTGCCATACGCAAACTTTGACGAATTCTGCCCTCTTTACTAAAGTCCCAATCATTAAATTTTTTACGTATATCATCTGCATTAAACCAATCTACTTTTACGTTAAGGATTGGATAAGGGCGATCCGAATTAATTTTTGATAAAGACTTTTCTCCATTTATCTCTAAATATTTTTTTAAACGTTCTGCAAAATATGTTTTACCTGAACCTGGTAATCCCATTATTAATATTTTCTCTGTCATTTTTTAAGTAACTCCCATACTCTTTTTTGCATCATTTCCTCTACCCACTCATCTTCACCTGCAAATTTAGGCGCTTTACTAAAATAATCATCCATTATCCACTTAAGCTTATATAAGTCTTTTTTAATTTCAAATTGAGTAAAACCATCATTGTACTTACTATTGGTTTCATACATAGCTTGAAAAATAATGTCTGTTGCTTCTTGCAATTCAGGTTTTTTATATCCCATAATTATTCCCAGTACTATAAAATAGTACAACTGCTACAAATAAAATTATTAACCATAATGGATAAGGATTTGTTATTAAAGGCCTATGATGTGGACATCTACCCTGATTATAATCACAATTAGTACTATACTCTTTTTTACAAATACTACAACTCATTTAGATGAACTCCTTGCAATACTGTAAAATTCATTACGCACAGCAACATCACTTTTAAATCCACCACCCAAACGACTGGTTACAGTGGAACTACCTGTATCTTCTACACCTCTGCTTTTTACACAGTAATGTTGTGCATCAATCATTACTGCTACATCTTCTGTATCAAGGATATATTGTAATGTATGAAAAATTTGTTCTGTTAAACGTTCTTGAATTTGAGGGCGTTTACTAAAATACTCCACAATTCTGTTGATTTTGCTAAGACCCAATACTCTATCCTTAGGTACATATGCAACAGTAGCAAGACCGTCAATAATAACACCATGATGTTCACAATTGCTCTGAACTGATACATTTCTTTCCACTACCATTTCATTATACTGCATTTTATTATTTACAGTTGTACATTTTGGAAAATTTTCTTCTTTTAATCCAAAATATATTTCATTTATGTACATTTTTGCCATTCTATTCGGTGTTTCTTTTAAACTATCATCATTTAAATCCATTCCAACAGTTTTCCAAATTGTTGTAAATGCTTCTTCTAAGATATCTATTTTCTTTTTATTTTCTACTGCCAATAATTGTTCGTTTATTGGTGTTTCGACACCCATTTTTATTAAATATTCTCTAACTTGTTTTCCTAGTACCGGACTACATTTTGTTTTATCAAAACTCATTTTGTTTCTCCTTACTCAAATTTGTTTATGATTTATATATGTTGGTTTTGTCATATTCCAAACAAGACCATATTGATATTTTTTGTCAGTATTTTTTGAAATATCAGATTCATTTCTATATTTTCCTTTTAACTCACCTTCAAAAATAATTCTTTTTTTAGTTGGACGAGTTATTCTACCATATGCTACATTATAGTTTAACCTAATAAATTCTTCAATTTCATTTGGGAATAAAAATTTTTCTTGACCGTTTATTATACACCATTTTTTCCCTGTTACCGCAGACTTACCAAACATACCATTTCTTGATCCGTTCCTAGCCATTTGTTTTTTTGATCCTGAACGAAAGTTTATAGTAGATGTATTAATTATATTTTCTTTACCGTATAGCAACTCTAACCCTTCGAGTTCACAATCTTTAATAATAAAATGTTCACCTAATAAATAATTATAAATTGTAATTGTATTTTGTCTAGGATTTTTATAACTGTTTTTTTTATGTTTTTTAAGATTATTAGAAACCCAGTTGGTTGTTCTAATATTAGTTAGACCATATTTTTCTTTAAGTTCTATTAATAATTGTATCTCTAATGATAATGCTTCAGATTCGTTTAAATTGTCAGCAATTTTTAAAATATATGGATTTAACCCTTTTGATTGTAACAAGCGAATGGTATTAAGTTTATGTGAATTTTTATATTTACGACTGGGTCTAGCTTCTTTTAAATGATCATAAAGCCGATTTCCAGTCCCCTTTCCTATATAAAAAGGTTTATATAAAAAAGACATTTTAGTTGAACTGAAATTACCTATTTCTAAAGGGTTTAAATAAACATAGACATAATATTGTGACATATAAGTTTCCTCACTCCTTATATTATAAATTTAAGAAATCAGAATCAATCTTATTCTGACACAATATTTATCTTATTTTAAATTTTTTTATTCTTTCTTGTTGTTTTTTATGGGCTTTTCTTCTACTACTTGGGTAGAACCTGACTTTACTAATGCTGCTGCTTCTTGTACTTGTGTAGCAATTACAGCCCAATTAATTTCGTATTGCTGTATTTCAACAGAACTTTCTACTATAGGGGGTTTAGTTAATACTTCTTTCTTTGTACGTTTAGTTGCCATAATTTCCTCACTTTAAAAATACATCATTTATTTGTCTATTTACTCTGATAAATGTAGTGCATTTTGGAAGTTGTTTTAAATTTATAGCACCAACATACGTACAAGCACTACGTAATCCACCTAATATATTCAATATAGTTTCTCTAACAGGACCACGATATGGTATTTCAACTGTACGCCCTTCACTACTACGGTATTCAGCAATACCACCGTGATGCTTATCCATAGCAGTACCCGAACTCATACCATAAAACATCACATATTCTTCTGTGTCTACGTATGGCTCTCCTGTTTTATTGTCTAATTCCTTGCTTAGATAGGATTTAAATATTACATCCCCGCCACCTTCATCATGCCCTGCAAACATACCACCGAGCATAACAAAGTCTGCTCCTGCACCAAATGCTTTTGCTATGTCACCAGGACAGGTACACCCTCCATCTGCGACAATATGAGCACCAAGCCCATGAGCAGCATCAGCGCACTCAATAATAGCACTAAGCTGAGGATACCCAACGCCAGTTTGAACACGAGTTGTGCAAACGCTCCCAGGACCGATGCCCACTTTAACAATATCTGCTCCACGTAAAATTAACTCCTGTGTCATGTCTGCGGTAACAACGTTACCCGCAATAATTGTATGGGTAGGAAAAGTTTTACGAACTTTTTCAACATAATCTGCAAATTGTTCACTGTACCCATTAGCTACATCAATACAAATAAATTTAAATTCTGTATGATTATTTAAAATTTCAATTAATCTATGAAAATCTTTTTCACTAGTACCTGTGCTTACAGCAGCATTATTTCCGAAAGCAATTTGTCCTCTTTTTTTATATTCTTCTAATGTATAACTTTTAACTAAACATGTAAACATTAGATGCTCATTTAAAGCGTTTGCCATATTAAATGTGCCAACACCATCCATGTTTGCAGCCATGAGTGGTATACCATACCATTCATGTTTGCTGTGTTTGAACTTGTATGTTCTATTTAGGTTTACAATTTTACGACTTGCAAGTGTGCTACGTTTTGGACGAATTAATACATCCTTAAAGTCTAATTTAATTTCTTCTTCTATTCTCATTAGAATTTGTTTTCCCTATTATATTTGCGATAATCTACGTCCATACGTAAGTATGGTTTACCATTACCTTCAAGTATATCACAAATTCTATCTATTGTTTTATCAGTATAATCACTAATTTTACCCATATTTTTATGTGCATTTTCTAATAACGGAATAAGCTTTCTGATTGCATCCTCAATAGACCATGGGACATATAATCTACTATAATCGTTGGAGAAGGTTTCAGGAAAACTACGATATGCAGGGTATAAAACATTACATCCTAATGCATCAGCCTCACTTACTGTATTACTGACCCAATCTTGTAACGCACAGTTAAACACACAACGACTATCATTAACAATATTATAATAATCGTTTTTTTCTAAATCTTCATATAACTTAAGCTTACCTTCACCAACTAATTTGTATGTGCGTTCCATATAACTTTGATTGTTTGACCGTAGCTTACTTCCACTACACACTGCAAATTCAACCTTTGGAAGTCCTTCAATATTGTGCCAAGCTTCAATCAGGTCCATGTAAAAGTCAGGCTGTTTTTCCTGATCCCATCTCGCTGAAAAAACTACACGCATCGCCCTTTCATCAAAGGGCTTAATACTATTTACTCTATTTTGAACTTCTACTTTACCGAATGCCAATCCAGATATATTATAGATAGGACTAGTCCAACCAGCAATCTTCATATGTGCTACCATTTCTTCATTACTTGCTAGTACACCATCTACAAAACTATCTACCATTTTTTCATAATGACCCATCCATTTACTCATACCCCATACGTGTACGAAATCATCAGGATCAATACTTTGTGCAAGACAACGTACAAATATCTTAGGTCTATGATTTATTTCTACTTGATTTAATATGTAAGGTAAACTTTCTATACCAGGTTGAAACATATCCTCAAAATAAATAACGTCCTCTGAGGTTAGTTGCCCTAGTTTCATTAAACGTATTAAATTCATCAATTGACTCATGCCAAAATATGTTCTGCCATGAGCATCCAATACTTGTCCTGTTACAATAGCTTTGTCATTGCTTAATGTTTCACCTTCAACCATATAATAGTTTATACGCCTACGCTCAAATACACTACGATTCCATTCTTGTAATTGTAATGTATAACGTGCTTTATAAGGCTCCAATCCCATATAAAATAGTTTACGCATTAATTAACCTTTTGTGCAGTAGAACAAATCCAGCCATCTGGAGTTTTGACAACTAGTCCCTTACAATTACTAATGTACTCATCTAAATCGTGTATACCTTGTATTACTAAAACAATACCAATACAAAAAAATACTATAATAGAACCCCAAAATACTTTATCAATCATGTTTGTGTTTTTCTTTCAATATCATCTTCAATACAATGTTCACCATATTGGATTTCAATAAGTTTTAATGGTTCTGATCCATTATTACATAATTGATGCCAACGTTCGTTTGGTACAAATAAATGTTCATGTTTATTGTAAACACCTAGTTGTTCTAAATCACTTTTTGAGTTTAATGTATTAACAGTTGCCTCACCTTGACTAACAAACCAAAACTCACTTCGTTTATTATGCTTCTGCATACTTAAACTTTTACCTGGTTCTACTGTTAATTCTTTAAGTTTTACATTAGGACCATCTTCATGTAATACACGATAATAACCCCATTGTCTATTTGTTTTGGGAGCCTTCCATTCTTGTAATATCCAACTACTAGAATTCATTTTGTTATCGCCACCGACATTAAACCAAAACTGTAGTCTGGGATCTACAATCTCCATTTCAGGAATATTTTCTTGTGTTCTATCCCCACCGTTAGCGAATATAATACGCTCATTATTAAATGTATTTTCTAGGCAATATTTAATTGCATTTTTAGCAGAATTATCACTGTCATCAAAAGTTATATAACCATCTACAACACGTAATTCACTAATAATTGCAGCACGTTCTGCCAATGGCATAAATGGTCTACCTTTTTTCCTAGCTAACCATTCATCACTATTTAGGCCAACAACTAATTGATGTCCTAATTCTTTTGCTGCTTTAAAGTAAGCAATATGACCACTATGAATAGGGTCAAATCCACCTGTAACTAATACAACTGTGTATTGATTATTTTCCATCTGCTTCCCACATATTTTTTACTTGTTTCCCTGTAATGTATTTTTGATAATTTCTATAAGAATTACTTTTATCTTTATATAAGTCTTTTTCGTCGTATACATACCCATACGACCTACAAAATTCTAAATATTTTTCTAGATCATCAAAAATTTTATTATAATGACTATTTACTTTAAATGATGGTTTACCCATGTTTTTCCTTAAATTTTAATACTTAAATGTGGTTTAGTTGTGTTGTAATAAATCGTGGCGCCATTCTCGCCATCTTCACTAACAGTGATATGAACATCACGTTCTGGATAACGATTAGCAATTGTAACGTATAAGTCATCGCTAATCATTTCGCAGCTTTTAAAATCTAACGACAATATACCTTGGTCGCCAGAATATAATCGTTCAAGCCAACGTTTGAATTGTATAAATTCAATGTCTCTATCGTTGTGAAATACTTCAATACCAACGGTAAAGTGAAAAATATGCCTATGAGGGTAACCCAAAAACGAAACGTCATATTCATCTCCTGTTTTCAGCTTAGGATCTTCACTAGCTGCTGGGTATTTATGAATACCTTCTTTGCGGAAAGTTACCCAAATCATACGTTTGGCTTCTTGCTTAATACGATTAATTTTATCTTGTAACATTATTTGTCTTTGATCCATTTTAATAATTCCTGGTAAGTATAGCCCATGTTAACCATTGATGAAAGGCTTCATATACATTTTCTGCTTCTTTTTCATCTTGCTTAAGTTTAACACCTCGAACGTAAAACCCATCTCTTGTTATACGTAGCATTTCTGTATCTTCAGCAAAAAATTTTAAATTTGAATTATCTATCGTCGAGGTTGATTCTATCATGATCTTCTTCCCATTGCAACCTATGTAATCTTGAAAGTTCGTCTTTAAACATAAGTTTTCGCCTTTTGAGTTCGTTAATACGCATTTTATCTGCGCCAATCATTTCTAAATGTTTTACTTGGTCATCTAACACACGATGGGTTTCTGTTAATTTACGTATTTGTTCACGATATGGCATGATTATTCCCCTAACATTTCAGATATTAATTCATCACTGTCAATACTATCTTCATCAACATATTGTTCATCACTTACTTCAAATAACTCATCAAACATTGTACTTGCATTTACTGTTTTCTTACCACTAAACCCTTGACTGCCTGACTTCATTTGTGTCCAAAATCTATCGTACTTATCAAGTAATGCTAAACTTTTCTTTCTATCTTTTAAACTAAAAATGTCATCAACTAAACTACCGAAATCTTTTGTATCAAATTGGCTTAACACCATACTTGGTTTAATACCCGAATCATACTGTCTATTGCCTTCTTGTACGGCTACAATATGTTGATAAACATTATGTGCCTGTAACAACGTATAACTCAATGTATCCCAACTGGTTTTAGTTTCTTTTCCATGTGCTCCAATAAACCCTTGCCCTCTGTAACACAAATCACGAACCATCATTCTATCAGTAACAGGGCTATCTGTAAACAACTTATGGATACCATCTTGCAATACAGCGTCCCGAAACTTGCGACTATCATTAGCATAGCTTTTCTTTTCAGCAGTTTTCTCCATGCTGTATGCCCATTTCTTGTTATGTTGAATATTAGTGTAGAAATAAGCAAGACCTTTAGCAGCACTAAAAAATGGGCTAGCACAGTCAAAAGTAATTTGTAATTTTGGATTATGATATTTGCGTATTGCTCTTTGAATATCACTAAACAATACAGCATATTCTAAAATGCTTGTACCCAAACAATGTATAAGGTCGTGTTTGCCTTCTTCAAGCAGACCATCGTGAATAATATTCACCATACGCTTTAATGTAAGATGTATGTCAATTTTCGTCTGTCCACCAAAAGCCCAACCATTAAAATGGTTTTTAGGATAAACTTTTGGGTCACAGTACTTCTTCATTTCATCGTACCAATCATCAGATTGTTTATGATTCAACCCTTGTAGTACGTTGAGAAATTTACATTCGCCATTACGATGTTGGATAAAATACTCATTATTGATATGTGTAGCCCTAACTGCTTCTTCAATTGTGGATATGCCATGTTTATCTAACAAGTGTTTATTGCGTAGTGTTTGAGTTGGAACATCTAAACACATACCATAGTCCATGTATGTGTCCATCCAATTTAACACCTTTTGTCGTTGTTTCATAGCTTTGGGACAGTTTATATCTTTCCAATCAGCAGGCCATTGACCTTTCATAATCTGAAAGCCACCACTATCACCTAACAAGAAAGTACCCTTCTCACGTTTTCTTATAATGCTTTCAGCATTATCAACAACATTAGTATCAAGATTGGCATGACCAGCACTATATAATCCCCATTTGTATGTAAACAATCCTTGTTTACTGTTAAGAAAATTTAAACATTCAACATCATTATTAAAACCAATTGGTATACGTGCTGGGTCAAAATACTGTTCACCCTCACGTTGTTTGCCCAATCCACTAATATAAAAACTACTAATAGCAGGTAAAAACAATGCCCATTCAGGATTATGTTTACTTGAAAGATTGTCTTGTTTCAGCATTAGACTTTATTATACCTTACAAACATTACATTCATTTTGGATTAATGTTTTTACCATTGTTATTTTTTTGTCAATATCATTGCGTTGATTGATTAAGTCTTTAATTGTTGGATTATTTTCTGCTTCTTTCTTTAAATATTCTTCTTCAGCACGTTTGGCTTTAGCCCAATTAATCAAAATTTTTGTATCATTATCTAGTTCAATTTGGGTATAATTGCCTGTTACGCTAAGCCAAGATGACCCATCATAAACTTCAAAGGTTTGGTTATTACCATTATACCGAACTATACCTGCACTAGGATTACTCATATTTACATATGGATATGAACTATTCCCTCCCGCCACAGTCATTCCTGAACCACCTATAATATTCTTAATCATTTTGTTTGTGCAGGGAAAAGATAACGATAACTTGCGATTCCACTATTAACAGTAACTTCAGTTGCACCTTTATCACTTATTCTAACAGTTTTATCACCAGGTAAATCCATGATGGCTATAAACACTTTAACAGGCCACTTCCAACTTTTACTCAATGTTCCGTTTACACTAGGATGAAATACAAAATTGCCATTGTGAGTACTATGGTCACCAAAGTAAATTTTAAGATCGCCCTTGTCTGTTTTCGTGGTGAAATAAGGCTCCTCATTATGCGCCTGCGCTTGTTTCTTGAGGCGCTGTATACCTGCGATAGTTGGGTCGAATTCAACATCCCATGTAGTTCCTTTAAAGGTTACGTGTTTTACTTTATCTTCAACTAACACTTTACTCATTAATCTGTAATCATTAACAAAGTCGCCTACTCCTGTTTCAAAGTGAATAGATGCAGGTACATCAACACCATCTTCATTTTTTGTTGTTATAGAAATAACAGCTTTATCATCATAATCATCAAAACTAAGAATAGTTTTAAGTTTACCTAAGTTAGGCATACCAAACACGCCCACAAACTCTGGTAGAGCAGTATTAAAAGTACCAGAAATAATAACTGATTTATCCTCAGCGATTGCATTTAGTTCTGTTGATTTTTTCGTTCCTGTAATCTTTACTAACTCAATCACACCCAAGCCATAAGTATGTTGAATCAAATCTAACAAATAATCTTTCATTTTTTCCCTTTATTTAAAATTATATTTAGGCATTTATAGTGTGTATAATAATGGATTTTATTACACAAGTCAACTATCAATTTAACCGAATGTAAACAACTCATCAAATGTTGTTGTAGTATCTGTACTACGTCTTAAGTCCCAATTTAATACACCTAATAGGTTATCAATCTTTTCATCTACTAAACCACGTTCCATCTCAATATCATCAAATGGTAATTCACAAAACCATTTAGGCAAACGTAACTCATCTGTGGGATATGCAATACTTGTAAACCCTAATGGATTACTTTTTAATTTGCATACCACAACTTTCATCCCATCTACGATTTTCATGCTGTAGTTATCACTATTAGCCTTACGTAGATAGTTGTAGTTAAGTGCAGCACGAACATGTCCAGGCATGTTTACTTTGCCTGTTTTACTGTTTTTTTCTAATTCACCATAATATGTAAGTTTGTTTACTGATTTAGGTGTGCCCTTCAACCAACTGTCACGTTCAGATAATATATTTTTAAACGTTTTAATTTTTTCTATGATATCTTCTTTTTGTTTACCAGATAGTACCATTTCTAAAATATGCATTAAAAATTCTTGTATAAATTTCGGAGTATCTGCACGTTTTAAGTCAAGCCCCATTGCTTTGATATCACCTTGTTTCCCATTTACGTCTTTACGCTTACCTTCTTTATCGTAAATATTAATTGCATAACGTTTTTTAGTAATAAAAATGCTACGATCACCAATCAATTCACGACCAGCTACAATAATTTCTCCATTTTTTCTTGGACAATGAAATGCACGTTCCATAAAACTAGGAAACGATTGATTCGCTTGTTCAGCAATATTGTCGTATAATTGAATACATAGGTCTTTATTCCAGTCTACTTCCGTATTTTCTATTTGTGATTTTAGAATTGGGTATGCACTGAAATAGCAACTGTCAGTATCACCATATACAATTGCTGAACCTTCGTGATTATATTCACCAGTAATAACTTCATTAATGGTACTCATCATATGCTTAACGATTTGCCGACCTGTTAATGTAACACTTTGACCAATACGTTTATCATAAAAACGACAATGTTCATTTAACAATGCACCATATGCTGAGTTTAGTAAAATCTTACGAACAAGTTGTCTTTTATCCCAGTATTCTTTATCTTCATCAGTTGTGCTTTCTTTTAATTTTTTCTGCATAACTTTACGATCACTGTACCAACGTGTTAATAATCCTGGGATCACACCTTCTTGGTCATGCCTAAAGATAGTACCATTTGCGCTGAGAATATATGGTTTATGACTATCAAATACAAGTTTCCATATTTCACAGGCACTCATTTCTACACTTCGTCCATCTTCATAATCTAGTGTAAGCATAGTTCCACGTTCACGATTCATTATAGCAGTATATTCTAAACTACCAAATAATCCTTCCCATAGAATCGCTCCAGTGACATCATCATCACCATCTTTATAATATTTTTTTTCACGGGCAAGTTTATTGCCCTTTTCTTTCATGTATTGGTCTGTAAGAGTTTGTCTGATTTGTCCAACAATGGTTTCTGGCGCCATGTTAAGAGCGCGGATCGCTGACGGGTATAGACTGTTGATATCGACCGCTCCGACGTATTCGTGTATACCCCTTTTGGGCGTAGCAACAAAGGCACCTGCTGCTTGTTGTTCATCACTATGTTCCTTTCGTTTTTTATCAGGTACTACTAAACCACGTTCATGTGCTTCATTCATAATAGCCATTTCAATCATAGCCACACTACCCATTACTGTTGGAATCAATACAGTATTTTCATGCGCTAGTGCATTGGCTAAATCTAAGAATTTAAGTTTATTATGAATTTTAACAAGTAACATTGTATCTTGGCGATTATATTCTAAAAACGTGACAAAATCTTTGTTGTACAATTGATCTAATGTACCTTCATATTTTGTTTTGTTTTCTCCTACTTCCATTTCGCCAATAAAATCTAGTGCATAACTATGGCGTGATTCATAATTATATTTTTTGTATAACTGCAAATAATCCATATGAATACGACCAATTAAATCATAAGTCTGCTCCTCTTTTCCAAATCGTTCATATGTACGCATTTTAGGAGTTTGCCCAAGTAAACAGAATTTTCTGGTATCATCCTTACTCATTATACGTGTTACACGATTAACCATATATGGTATATCGTATCCTTCACTATTCCAACCTGTCAATACATCTGCATCTTCAATAAGTTGAAAGAATGTTTCAAACATTTCTTTTTCATTGTCAAATAGCATAGTATTGTTCATGTGTTTAGTCAAATCATTGGCCGTTTCTTGGCTCATATGTTTTGGTGGAATACATAGGGTAACTAACTGATCTAACCAATCCAAATACAAACTAATTGCAGTGACAGGATTAAATGGATCAGTTGTTGGGCTAAATCCTTTTTCAGGATCAAAGTCTACTTCAATATCAAAAAACACAGTGTGTAATTTTGGAGCTTCTACTTTAAGATAGTTTTCCGAAAGGCATCGATAAACTACGTTAATATCACTTTCAAATAATTTTTTATTTGCATGAATCCGTCGTTCTTTTTCAAACTCACTACGTTTTCTTGTGCTAAATTTGGCTACAGTATCTCCGTATATGCTGCGATATTTACCTTTAGGATCACTATAGTAAAATGTATAATTAGCTGGAAACTCTTTATAGGTACGTTTGCCATCTGTAGTACGTTCTACTACATAAATTTTATCACTATCTCTATCGTGTATGGCGTCTATATAACTCATTGTATTAATAACCTTGCTAATCCAATACTATCAACTGAAGTAAGTAACAAATAATTTCCCAACATACCAAATGATTTTCTTGAGTATGATGCCCAAGCATACAGTATACATCCTAATATCCACAATGGATATAATATCATAAGAGGAGGGTTAGGTACAGTTAGTGCCATAATCAAGGCACAACCAATACTTATAGTCCAAGCCAATAATTCTATAAAAAATCTTAAAGGATTAGATTTCCAATCCTGTTTTACCCAAGAATATATGTTTAAAATTATATCGTTGTTCATTTTCGAACTTTTTCATATGGATCTTTAGCTAAAACAAAATTACCTGACACACTTATTCTATATCCACTAGTATTATAAA